GCCCCCGCCCAGCACGCTGCCGATCCCGGCGCGGATCGCGGAGGCGGCGATCTCACCCATCGCGCTCAGTGCCACCGCCTTCAGATCCTCGAACCCCAGCTTGCCGGTCCTGACCGCGCGCGCCAGCGCCGTCTCCACCGCGCGCCCGGCGCGATCCGCGCCACGCGACAACGGCCCCTCCAGCGTGTCGCGTAGTACCGCCACGTCGCGTGCGAACCCGCTGGTGTCGGCGCGCACGCCGATCACCAGTCGCTCGATTTCCTCATCCATCCGGAAAAGCCTCCTGCATCGCCGCGATCAGCCCCGCATCGGGGGGCGTCGCCGCCTCGGGCACGCATGCATGCACCAGCGTCGCCAGTTCGTCGGGGGTGGCGCGCCAGAAATCGTCGGGACGCCACCCGAACGCGACGCCCGCCAGCCCGGCCAGCCGCCGCGCCTCCTCGGCGAAGGTCATCGTCCCGCCAGTATCTGCCGCAGCAGCACCTTCAGCGCCGGGGTCGCCGCACCCAGCCCCGCCTCGACCACCGCCTCGCCCAGCCGCTCGCGGGTCAGCGCCTCGGGCGCATCGTGCCGGCAATGCCAGAACAGCGCGACCAGATCCGCCAGCCCCAGCCGCCCCCCGGCCGCCCGCTCGACCAGCGCGAACAGCGGCCCCAGTTCCTGCTCCGCCGCCACCAGCGCCGCGAAGGTCGGACGCAGCACCAGGGTCTCGCCCGCCACCCGCACCGCCGCCTCGCCCCGCGCCGGGTTCACGCGCTCACCACCGGGCCGGAGCTTTCCAGCGCGATCGTATAGCTGCGCTCGCCGTTGTAATCGCCGGCATAGTCCAGCCGCGTCACCAGGAACCGCCCGGTCATCGTCTCGCCGCTCTCGAACGTCAGCCGGTAATCGTCGAGCGTTCCCGCCAGCGCGCTCGCCTTCACCCGCGTCTCCGCCGCCGATCCGGTGAACACCCCCGCCGCCGCGACGCTCACCGATCGCACGCCCGCGCCCGACAGCAATTCGCGCCACCCGCCCGAATCCTTGCTGGTGATCGCCACCGCCTCGCCGTTGACGCTCAGCTGGGTCGTGCGCAGCCCCGCCACCGTCCGGTAACTCACCGGATTGCCGCCATCGCCGACCTTCAGCAGGAATGCGCTGCCCTTTTCCGCCGCCATCTCACACCTCCTCCAACATCCGCACCCGCACATCGACCAGCGCCGCCCAGCGCCCCGCGCCATCGGGCAGCAGCACGTTGCGCGCCGGCACCACGGTCACGATCCGCCACCCCGCGACCACGCCGGCCAGCGACAGCAACGCCGCCTCGGCCTCCGCCGCCAGCGTCAGCGCGCGCGCACCGCTCTCGCCCTCGTCGCGCACCGCCACCCCGATGCGCAGCTCGCGCCCGGCGCGGTCCTTCGTGCCCCAGTCGCCCGCGCTCCATTCGCGCAGCGTCAGGAACGGCACCGTCCCCTTCGCCGCCGCGCTCTCGAACACGCGCGTCACCGCCACCCGCTCGCGCAGCCGCGCCAGCACGACCGCCCTCATCGCCGCCACCACGCCAGTCGCGGATCGTCGAGCCACCGCCGCACCAGCCCGCGCGCGCCGACGACCACCCCGTCGTCCCGCTCCTCGATGACCGCCCCGGGCAGCAGTTCGCGCAGTCGCGCCGCCACCCGCCCCCGGGCCCCGGCCAGCGCCCGCTCCACCGCGCGTCTCATGCGTGCGCCGCCTGCGCCAGCCGGACGCTGCGATACGGCCGCCACAGCGCGCTGACGGCGGCGGGCACCGGCGCGCTTCCCGCACGATCGGTGAACAGATGCGCCGCCAGCATCGCCACCCCCTGCCGCAGCGGCGCGGGCAATCCCGTCCAGCCGCTCGCCAGCCCGGCGGTGAACGTCACCCGAACGGCGGTTGCGCTCTTCACCCAGCCGGTGGCATCGGCGTCGATATCCACCGCAAAGCCGTTCGCCGCGATCGCGCGCACCGGCGCGGCGGGCAGCGCCTGCCACCCGACCGCGCCGTCCAGATCGGCCACCACGTCGCGCACGATCAGCACGCGCCCCGTGAACTGCTCCGCCAGTCCCAGCGCCGCCTCGACGAACGCGATCGCCAGCGCATCGTCGTCCACCGTCGCCGCCCGCAGCTCCGCGCGCACCGCCGCCAGCGCCAGCGCGCGATCGGCAGCCCCCAGCGTCACCGCGCCGGGCTCCCCCGTCACGATTGTCATACGTCCCTTACTCCTCGTCATCCCGGCGCAGGCCGGGATCCATCCGTCCGCGCACGCTGCCGCCCCTGGCGACACACCGCACCGGCAACGCCGTCAGACGGGGACGGCTTGCGCCGCCCCGCTGCCCGGCCTTGCCGAGTCCTGCGATGGCTCACGCCATCGCAGGCTCAGCTCACGGCGAACCGCATCAGCTTGATCGCCTCGCTGTTCGACACGCACCCGCCGACGCGCTTCGTCGCGTAGAAGGTCACGAACGGCTTGTTGCTGTACGGATCGCGCAGCACGCTGGTCTCGGCGCGCTCGGCGATCAGATAGCCCAGCCGGAAATTGCCGAAGGCGATCGAATGCGATCCCGCCGCGATGTCGGGCATGTCCTCGGCCTCGACCACCGGATAGCCGAGCAGCGTCGCCGGCTGCCCGGTCGCCATCCCCGGCTGCCACAGGAACTGGCCGTCGCTGGTCTTGAACTTGCGGATGCGCGCCGCCGTCGTCGCGTTCATCACGAACGTCGCGCCCTGCCGGTACGGCGCGCGCAGCGCCTGCACCAGGTCGATCAGCCGCTCCGCGCCGTTGCCGCCAAAATCGGCCGCCGCCCCGGTCGGCACATATTGCAGCGTCCCGAACGCGCGCGCCGCATCGCCGGTCGCGGCGGTCGGCGACTGCAGAAACCCGCGCGGACGGTTGGTGCCGTTCCCGTTCACGAACGCCGCGCCCTCCGCCTTGGCGAACTCGGCCGCGATCTCGCCCGCCAGCCAGCCCTCGACGTCGAACAGCGCGTCGTCCAGCATCGCCTGGCTGGCGGACGGATTGGCGTACAGCTCGCCCATCGGCGGCGCGATCTCGACGAAGGTCGGCGTCGCCGTCACCGGCCGCACGTCCGTCTCCGCCGCCCAGCCCGACGGCGTGCCCCCAGTCGTCACCAGCTTGCGATAGCCCGCCGACCCGACCTGCACGACATTGGCGATGCTCCTGATCGGGCTGGCCGCTTTCAGCACCGCGTCGATCTGCGCATCGATCTCCTTGGGGATCGCATAGCCGCCCTGATCGCCGGTCGCGCCGGCGAACGCCTTGGTCTCGATCACCGCGCCCGACCGCACGAAGCCGTCGAACGCACTTTCCCTCGCCCGCGCGCCATCCAGCACCGGGCGCGCCACCACCGTATCGCTCATGCTCTTCTCCATGAAAGGGGTTCCCCAGCGAACCCCGAACCTCAATCGTCGAGGATGTCGTCCACCCGCGCGGCCGCCTGCATCGGCACCGCCACCAGGCTCACCTCGACCAGGTCGGCGCGGCGGATCGCGCGCCACGCCCCCTGCTGCACCACGCGCGCGCGATAGCCGACCGACAGCCCCGGCAGCGCGCGACACCGCACCAGCCGCGCCACCGCCGCGTCATCCACCCGCGCCTCGATCCGCAGGCCGGTTGCATCCTCCGCGACGCTCAGCACGTCGCCGATCGCCCGCCCGCGATGCTGCATCAGCAGCGGCACCGGCCCCGCCTCGGCAAAGGCCCCCCTCCGCACCACGTCCCCGGCCCGATCGACGCGATCGAACACCGCCGCGTAACCGACGATCCTCATTTCAGCGCCTCGTCGAAGCCCAGCCGCACCGCGATCCCCGCCAGCAACAGCGCCAGCACGATCCGCACCACCCACGCCCCCAGCGCGCGCCACGCCGAGCGTTTCGCATCGCGCCACGCCCGCAACAGCTCGCGCAGTTCCGCGACGTCCCCCGCCGCTCCGTCGTCCGCCAGCCCCAGCCGTTTGAGCGCCCGCACCGCGCCCAGCTCGCCCGCCTCCTCGGCGATCGCGCGCAGGGTGGCGATATCCGCGCCCTCGCCGCGCCCCTGCGCCAGCAATTGCGCCAGCACGCTCCCGGTCGCCGCCGCGCTCACGACCAGTCCACCATCTGCCGCTTTTCGTCGCGCGTGATGAAGTCCGCGCCCGCGACCATCCGCCACAGCCGCTCGCGATCCTCGACCAGCGCGGGCACGCGATCCAGATCGATCTGCAACCGCGCGCCCGGAAACTCCGCCGCCAGCCCGTCGCGGAGCGCCGACAGGATCGTGCCCGCCAGCGGCAGCACCGTCAGCCGCCACAGCGCCTTGTTCGCCTCGCGATAATTGGCGTGCGTGCTGTCGCCCGGCAGGCCGAGCAGCATCGGCGGCACCCCGAAACCCAGCGCGATCTCGCGCGCCGCCGCCGCCTTCGTGCCGGCGAAGTCCATGTCGGCCGGGGTCAGGCTCATTGCCTGCCACTTGAGGCCTCCCTCCAGCAGCATCGGCCGCCCTGCATTGGCCGCGCCCGCGAATCCCTGTTCCATCTCCTCGCGCAGCCGCCGGAACTGCTCGGGGGTCAGCACTGATCCGTCGCCCGCGTCGTACACCAGCGCCCCCGATGGCCGCGCGGCGTTATCCAGCAGCGCCTTGCTCCACGCCGCCGCCGCATTGTGGATCGCGATCGCCGCCGACGCCGCGCTCAGGCACCCCAGCCCGTAATGATCGTCGACCGGGTTGAAGCGCCGCACGTGAATGACGCTCGCAGGGTCAAGCCGCGTCGTCCGCACCCCCACCCGGTACAGATACGCCCCCGGCCAGCCGTCCGCCCCCAGCTCGACCGACACCCGCTCGGGCCGGAGCGCGAACAGCTCCGCCACCCGCCCCTCGCCGTCGCGCAGCACCTGGACGAACGCATTGCCATGCAACAGCATCTGCGCGGTGATCGCCTCCAGCAGGCCGCGCCCGGCCACCAGCCCGCGCAACCGCTCGTCCACATCCAGCGGCGCGCCCTCGACGCTCTCCGCGACCAGCTTCACCGCGCGTTGCGCCACCGCATTGCCGCAATAGCCGGCGCGCACCTGCGCCTCGTAACCCTGCGGCCATTCCCCGATCGCACGCGGCACCCCGCCGGCACGCCCCAACGCCGGACGCGCGACCGCGCGCCCGGACTTCCATCCGAACCATGCCATGTCCGTTCTCCGAAAATTGCTACTTGGGCGAGATCCGACCGCCCACCGTCATTGCGAGCGCAGCGAAGCAATCCAGGGCGTCCTGATCCGTCGCTGGATTGCTTCGCTACGCTCGCAATGACGATTTGAAGCGCGCCTCATCCGATAAAGCGCACCCGCCGACCCCACCCATCACCACCCCGGCGAACGCCGGGGCCCAGTTGGGGGACGCCTGACAGGCTCATCGCCCGCCCTCACTCAGCCCACAAGACGCGTCCCCAAGCGCCAACATCCCGCCCGATGAAACGCCCTCCCCCCAACCGTCATCCCGGCGAAGGCCGGGATCCACCGATCCGCGCACGCCGCCCCCGCTTACCCTTGCAGCACGCCAGATGCCGGGCTGACCGACAGCCCCCTCACATCACCCGCACCCGTCCCTCGCCCTGCCGCTCCAGCATCAGCGCCGTCAGCGCCCACACGCACGCATCGGCGCGATCCGGCGAGCGTCCCGGTCCCTCATATCCCCCGCCCGCGACCAGCCCGGCGAGTTCGTCCTCCAGCGCCGGAAACGCCCGCGCATGCCACACGCGCCCGCTTTCATAGAGCGCCGCTACCGGCTCCGCCCTTGCCGCCTTGCCCCGCGTGGCATGGACCAGCCGGATCGGCAGCGACGCCTGTGCGGCGCGCAACACCTGCTCGACCATCGCCCCGCCCTGGTTCGCCTCGGCGACCACCCGGTCCGCCGACACCCGCGCCGCGCACGCCACGACCGCATTGGCCCAGCGCTCGGGGCTCGCCCCCGTCACGCTCGCATCCTCGATGACATAGCCGTGCCCGTCGCGCCCGACGCCCGCCGCGACGATCCCGCACGCATCGCCGCCGATCCCGGCGGGCGGATCGACCCCCACCACCACGCGCATCAACTCCGGCACCGTCGCCGCCCGCTGCCGCTCGATCAGCGCGCGCGACCACAAGGCACCCGCGACATCCTCGATCAGCTCGCCGTCCAATTCCTGCCGGCCCAGCCGCGTGCCGCCGTAACTCGCCTCCATCGCCGCCACGAAGGCGCCGGGCAGGTGGACGTTGTCGCGCGTGCTGCCGCGCGTCACCACCGTCCCCGGTGCACCCCGCACCGCCCGCATCAACGCGGTCGAACGCGGCGTCGTCGTCACCAGCACGCGCGGTCGCGCACCCAGCCGCAGGCCCATCGTCAGATTGTCCCAGGCAGAGGCATGGCTCCATTTCGCCAGTTCGTCGGCCCAGGCGAAATGATGCTCCGGCCCGCGCAACTTCTCCGGCGCGGCCGCCGAATAGAGCGTCGCCACCGCGCCATTGCCGAACCGCACTTCGCTGCTGGTCGGTCGCCACACCATGCCGTCGGCGGGTCGCGAAACCGCGACCACGCCGCTCGGCCCCTCGACCATCACCTTGCGCGCATCCTCGATCGTCGCGCCGACCAGCGCGATCCGCGCGCCCGGCACCGCACGCGCCATCGCCCGCACCCATTCGGCGCCCGCGCGCGTCTTCCCGAACCCGCGCCCGGCCTGCAACAGCCACACCCGCCAGTCGCCCGGCGGCGGCAACTGCCCGGCATGTGCCCACACATCCCACGCCTGCGTCAGTTCCTCGACCGTGCCGCCGGCCAGCGAGGCGACCAGCCGCTCGGCCGCCTCGGCATCCAGCCGCCCCAGCCAGCGCAGCGCGCGCTCCGCCCCCGCGCTCATACCGGCGACGCCGTGCCGGTGCGCTTGGCGAAGGCGCGCACCCGGCGCAGCAACTCGCGCTCCGCCGCCGCCCGCGTCGCCTTGCCGTCCGCCGCCTTGCGTTTCGCCGCTTCCGTCGCCTCGCCGGTCGCCACGCGCCGGCGATCCAGCAACAGCATCGCCGCGCCGACATCCAGCGTCGTCTGCGTTTCGCCCAGCACCTGCCGCAGCACCGCCGCCTCCAGCCGGTCGTATCCGACGTCCAGCGCCGCGCGCCACATCAGCGCGAACCGCGCGCTGCGCCGCCGCATCGAAAAGGCCGATCGCGCCGTCTTCCCGATCGCCCCGGCCGCCGCCGCGACATCGCCGGTCATCGCCAGATGATCGAAGAACGCCCGCCAATGCTCGACCGTCCAGGTCCGCGACTGATGCTCCTTGCCCTCCGAGAGGTCGTCATCTGCCGGCACGTCGATCGTCTCGCCGCCCGCCGTCACGTCATCGTCCCCGTGCATCCCCGCCCCCCGCTACCGCCCAAACGCGATCGGGCCGGCGCGACCGGAGCCAAAGCCCCGAGCCGCCCGGCCCGATTCACATCATCTCGATGTTCACGTTTTGTACCCAAGCAGCGTCGCGCTGTCAAGCGGAAACGCGCATCGTGCTCACGAAGGCTTGATCGTGTTCATCAATTCATGGATCGCCTTCACCTGCGGCGGGATGAACTCGTCGCCTTGTCGCTCATGCGCCGAACGGAACACCGATTTTGCCAGCCCCTGCAACAACAGGACGCCGGCCGCGAACATCGCGATGATGACGCCGGATTGCAGATAGACCGGCAGGCGCATGAACCACGGCGGTTGCGCCATCATGATCGCAATCGGAAACAGGAAGAGGATGATGGCGCCCGTCACGACGACCACGCCGACCTGCCGCCGGATCGTACGTGTGTCGGCCGCCTCCTGTCGCAGGTCGTCGACATAGCGCGCCAGTTCGGTCTGGTATTTCGACGCGAGCGCCACTTGTTCCAGGGCCAGTTCCATGCGCGTCACGCGCTCTTCAATCTTCGTGTCCTCGACGACAGTCGGCGCACGATGGCTTAGCGCGTCGCCGATAACCTCGGAGAAATCGAGGTCGTCTTCAGGCGGCGGCACGCTGGCGCGATGCCTTCAACTCGTCGAAATGCGCCTTGATGTCGTGCAGGGCGATCGGGGAATAGGCACCGTTCTGATACGCCTTGCTCCAAGGCGTGCCAGGTTGATGCGTCAGGTCGGAAAGCTGGAAGGCGGACAGTTTCCCATAGGTATCGAGAATGGCGGCCAACACCCGCTCCTCCTCGGGGGCGAACGATTCCTTGAACGCCACGTCGGTGCCGGGGATCGTCGCGGGTGCCGTTACGGGGTTCGGGCCGAAGCGTTTAAAGGCGCGATACAGGTCCGGATAGACCGGCCCATACTGCCATGCCTGCGGTTCGGTCTTGGACAGCGGGCGCCCGATCAAGGTCGTTGCCCAGCCATCGGCGACATAGACCAGCTTGATGAGTTGCATGACCGTCAGCGGCTTCTCACCCGCATCACGCAGTTCGAGGATACGGTTGGCGATCGCACGCGGATCATGAGCATTGGTGCGGTTCAT